CAGCAGCTCAGCCCTAACTTGTGTGAATGAGTTAATGGCAGTGATCTTCATGTGCACTAGCCCAGACGGAAGCCTGCCTCTACAGTGGCGTCCAATGTCGTCCGCAGTGAACTCAGCGGTCTTAGCGTTCAGCAAGACATCGTTAGCTATTGCTGTGATGGTAAGTTCGCCTACGGGTATTACGAGCTTATCTCCACTCTCAATGTGCGGCGTGTTTTCGCACTCCACAACATCGAACTGCTTTGCGGTGGACAGGTTGCCAAATAAGTCCTTATTTGTGGTGCCGCCATACTCAGTAGCGTGATTACCAGCTGTACCTAAGTATGTGACGTGGGAGAAGGCTCGATTGCCGTCGTCCAATATGACTGCGTTGGTGATGCCAACAGCTCCCTGCGTGTCTGGACCCTTCATAAATAGCCCTGCACTGGGTATCGTGCCGTAAGCCTTGTAGACCGATCCTGCCGTGTATTCATCGGAGGAGTAAGTGCTTCTAAAGAAATCAACGGGGTGGTCTTCGATTCCCCTGTGGTCTTTAATCTTCACCCAGCGTGTTGTAGTTCTGTTGTGCCCTACAACTACATCGTTGCTACGACGATCATCACCAACACGGATGTATGAGCCTTCAAAACCCTTATTAAATACCACGGTGTCACAACGTAAGTGAATTTCATCTGTTGGGACTCCTTCTAGTGAAAGTGCTTTGTCTTGCTCAGCACCTGTGAGCGGTGAAGCTGTGGTATTCGTCTCATCTACTTCATGAGAGTCTAGGAGATACAGTTGAGCTGCGTTATCTTGAATATCAACAATGGACTCGACTGGCTCTACGTATACAACTGTACTTGTTGGATCTTCTACGCCGTAGTTTATCCCAAGTGCTGCATCTATAACTTTGCCTAAAAACTTCTCGCCTTCGGCTTCATATTCTACGTAGTAGTTCTCCCAATTGCCATCACCCGCAGAAACAATGCTTGAAAAATCTGGCTGTGAGCTTTCAAGCTTAACAATGCGAGTGCTGCTCGATATGTTGAAAGACTTGGTTTCAGGCTCAGGGCTTAAGATTGGTTCAAAATCAAATTCTAAGTCTGATAAAGTCCACGAGGTATCGCCCTGAACTTCAAGCCCTGATGACAACTCAAAGCCGTCGGACGTTACTAGGATATCCTGATCAGCGCCGTCTGTAGCTGTTAAAATCTGGGTAACAGTGATTAAATCAGCAGTGAGCTTAGCTGGCTTATACAGACCGTGAGTAATATACAACGCATCGGTCTCAGAGCTAAACCGCAAATCTGGTATAACTGCTTCCGAGTAAGGTGCAGTCACTGTATCTTTTAGTGTGCCGTATGCGTCGTATACTTTTATTTTAGATGGTTCAAATACTACGCGATACGGCTGATCGGTGGCTAACGTGACATCAACGCTTTTGAAAGAATCATTATCAGTTACAACGCTGTTGGAGTGCTTAAATCCAGACCTAAACACAGCAGGTCCTTGCAGGCTTGGAAAGAAGTTCTTAAACACACGAGCCGAGTTGGCTACACGCTTAATATCTAAGCGTCCGAGGATGTAGTCGCTAATTAAGCCACCTGAGAAGTCTGACTGTACCTTGCTATACCTTGCCATAGTTCCGATGTCCGCTTAAGAACTGTGAGTTCTCTTCGTTGATATATGTTTGAGCTGGTCCTTGACGACCTTCCAATACTCGTGCTCTTTTTAGAGCCTTCTGATACTGTACATATAATATCTCGTGGCGGTTTTCAGAACCCGATAACTCAATTGCCATGTTCTGCGCCATGTGGAGTGCAAGCACACGAGTTAGGAACTCGGGCAACGCAGTTGCAGACGACAGATCTGGCACATAAGTATAATATATATTAATTCTAGGGTCGTTGCAGTGAAGCAGTCCGTTATAAAAGTTAAAATCTGTTATATTGTAATGCTCTGTAGGGTGACATATTTTTATAAGAATATTAAAATCACTTGGTAGATTATAATAATATATATACGGTTCACCCGCATTTGGGGTAGAGTTTGAAGCATTTAACTCTACAAACTTTGTATTGTAGTAAAAGATATTGTCGCCAAACAGTTCAGTAACAGCTTGTTCATAAGCTCTGTTGGCAATCTCGTATGTAGTACTAGTAGTGTCACTAGCGTCAATGTGGTAACTGCCCACCATACGTAGGGCAGAATTGATTATCTTAAGCTTAGTCGCTTCTGTAGACATAAAAGAAGTAGTCTCCCCCGAATGTACGGGGGAGACTACGAATGTAATTAGCTTTCGTTACAGCGGATTTCGCCAGAAACTTCACCCCACATACGAGATGCTTCAGCGCAAAGCTTGAAGTATACGTAAGGGATGTTCTTCTTGGCGGGAACACGCCACACATCGCCCTTGAGGGCTGTGCCGATCGAGAGCTTAAGAGCCTTCGATGTGGAGATGATACAACGACGCTCGTCTCCGTCACCACCAGTAGATAGTGGAAGACGCTCAGTGTGGATGAAGCGGAAGCCCATGAATGTGGTTACGCTACCTTCTGCGAGGGATTTGCGAACCGCGAAGTCAGAGCTAACAACTTCTGTAATACCGAGTAGGTCATCAAGCTGTTTTGCAGAAACAAAGCAGTTAACAATCTCATCTTGGTCGATAGCGTGTAGACGAAGCATGGTGCGACGTGCTGCACGGAGTTTAGCGAGAGTAAGACCAGAGCCAACTGCGCCGAAGTCACCACCGACAGAGAAACCTTCAGTTTCTCCACCAGCAACAACGTAGTCACCAGCAGCTGTGATATCACCAGCGGACTTACCACCGACAACGATGTTAGAACGATTTTCATCGGCAACACCTTCTGCGAAGGTACGTGTAGTTCCGCCAGCCTTACCAACGTAAGCCTCGCCGAAGAACTTGTCGATGATGATGTCGTCAATCTTACGCTTACCAGATGCAAGAAGTGCTTGTGTGTAAGCATTCATTGGGTCTGTGAGTACGCGCTTTAGATCTTTCTCATCAACATACTTGCCAAGCTCGTAGTCTTTGATACCGATGCGGCGACGATCGTGAGCGATCTCGCTGTTAGGATTGTCACCATAACGAGTAGCATCTTCAGTCATCGCTTCGGCTACACCGACACGATCAAAGTATTGAAACTCTTCGTTTTGAGACTCTTGTTCGAAATAAGGCTGTAGTTTAGACTCGCTTTGCTGGAACGCTTGTTCGAAACCAGCTTTGTAAGCCTGTACATAAGCATCATTAATTGTGATACCACCAGCTGGGGTACCAGTTTGTGCCATATAGGCAGGATCAGAATATGCCATAATAAATAAGGATTAAGGTTAAATTAGAAGTTTGCTTTTCGATGAGCTACCCTTTCGGACTCTTCTAGTTTTACGAAACCAACGGCTTTCCAAAGCTGTATTCGGACCTAAAAAAGGCTACCCCAATATGAATGGAATAGCCTTGTTTAAGGTGGTTGTCAAGCGAATTTACACAGTTGGATACAACTTGTTGTATAAATTAGCTCGTTTGTCCAATAAGTCTTGACGCTTGGAACGATCTCGCATGTTAAGACTTGACGGATCTGCCATGATCAGCGAGGCATTGCCTTCATCAATCTCGGCAATCTGAGCCTTAATGCCGTGAGTATTCTCGTTAGCAAATCCGCTAGCGGGGTTGTTCTCAGGCATTGGCAGGGTGTCACCCGATACTTCAGCTAGTCGGTGAAACAGCTTCAACACTGCTGGGTGGTTGGCTACGACTGGGTCGGACTCAACCAATTCCTTGATCTCTGGGATCTCGGCGGACATTGCCTCATACGCTTGGTTGGCTAGCGACAGATTGGTGTTGTACTGATCACCCCACTCAAGCTGCACCTTCTGGCGTAAGTCTTGAACTTGAGTCTTAAACGCTTCAGAGGACTGTGACTCACCTTCTGCGCTTAAGGATGTATAGCGTTCGTACAGAATATCGAACTGTTTTTGCGACAGCCCCATCTCCGCAGCGAAGTCAACAAGCTCTTGGGCTTGCTCATCTGGCAACTCAAGTGCTTCGCCACCATCTGAGGATAGCTCGGGAACTTCGTACTCACCACCTTCTGGGCGAAGCTGGTCAAAGAAACCATTCCACTCTTCGTCACCCCAGTCTTCCTGTGGTGCTTGGAGTCGTTTAGTTCCCAGCGCGCTTTGTGCATTGACGAGCTGGTTCGCTAGGGATGTTAGATCCTTAGTATTCTTAATGGTATCATTGCTCTTCAACTCCTCAGGTAGTGATTCGTAGAATTGCTGATACGTGTTGCCCTCCTCGGGTTGCTCAACGGATGGCTCTTCAACGCCACCGCCTAGCCCACCTGTGGGTTCCTCAGTTGTTTCAGTTACTTCTTCTTCAGACATTTTTCTTTTTCTCTAACTCTAGTTTATTTATTAATTGCTGGGGGTCGTCTTGACCGATCAGCGTTAGGAAACTCATAGCTAAACGTCTGCGTCCCTCGCACTCACGGAGTTTAGACTCCTCTGCGTGGAAGACTGGCTTAGTTACGTGACACTCACGCAAAAGCACCTTGAAGAACCTATTGCCTTCAGGTGTCTCTAATATATTAATAAGGTCGTTACGAAGCTGCGACTTTTCACGCAACCTCCCTACGGAATCTAGGTTTGTCATATTAAATGTTCAACAGCTGACCTACACCTTCGGGGTCAATCTGTTTAGCCTCGGCAACATCTTTAAGTGCCCCAGTAATTTGGGGAGCTGCCTGAGCTTGCATCATCTGCTCTTGTTGTGCTTGAGCCTGTTCAGTTTGAGCTTGTACTTCTTCAGCCGACTTGACCACCGCTGGGTCAAGGTTGCGATACTTAGCGTAGCTCGCGAGGAGTGTCTGCTCATTAATAGCACCCATAATTTCAGGTTTAACTTGAGCAAGTGGAGCGATATCTCGCATAAATGAACTAATATCTGATAGACGTGTCGCATATTGAGATTGGGACGCTGGGCTTGAAAACGAAATTTCTAGGATTGAGCCGTTCAGTGACTCTGGTCTTGGAGGTAACTGACCTTGACGTTCAAGCAATTCAAAGGTTGCTTCGATGGCTGGAGCTAAATACTCAGTCTCCATGCGGTTAAGCAGTGGAGCCAATTGGTTTAGCATCTGACCACGCACGTCTTGGATCTCGGTGACACTCTGACGCTCCTTCTTTTCCTGACGGATAATCTGGTCAACAAAGAACGAACGGTTGATACTGTCACGATACATCCGAATCATCTCCATCACGTACTGTGGCTGATTGCCTGCCATGATTGGCGAAGGTTTCTCAGAGCCAGCCTCGTGGAACATGATCTGACGTGACCCGTACTTCATCGGAAGCATGATGCTGTCTTCTTCTGCGGTAAGGGTTGGGAAGTTCAAGTACTCGGCAGAGATCAAGGCTTCCTTGACCATCTTGTTGAGCGCACGGATTTGGGACAGGCATGAGAACGCTGGTCCACGTCCGTATACCTCGTCGGCAAGTTTAGACCAACGGGGCACTAGGAAAGTAAAGTAGCTGGAGCCGCTCTCTTCAATTACATCTTTTAGTGATGGACTCCAGTACGTGACCTTGTACGGACGACCTTTACCTACGCGTCCACCCTTCTTAGCGGCTGGGTCGTCGTTGGGCTCAATCGTGTAGACAAGTTCAATCTTGTTGTGCACGGACATCTCCTTATTGAATCCGTCCATGTCAGCGACATGTGGGAACGCCTGTAGAATCTGACGTGCTGTCTTGTAGCAACGATAGTGCACGGTGTCTACATTACCAAACTGATCTGTGTCAAAGAACACGTCAGCAAGCGGACGGGCACGGAAGTTAATCACGCCGTCTACCGTGGTAATCTGGACGGGGGCTGTGCCGTAAGCTCCAACATCAAGGAAGCACTCGTGGCTTGTGCTGTAGAACTGAGACTTGGGCAGGCTGAACTCGTGCAGGATTCGATCCGCTACCTGTTGGAGATATGCTAGCTCTTCTCCGCTCAACTGTCCCGACGGCTTGTCGGTCAGCTTCAGATAGAACCAGCGGTCTGACTTCGGCACTAAGTTGGAGCTAAGTCCGTTCGCAAACATCTGATTGCACCACACTGCGGTGTCATCGTAGATCTCGCGAGAGCCGTCATCTTGGAAAGGGGTATGCCCGTGATCAAACTTGTTAGAGTTTGGACGGACATACTTTTGCGCATCAAGAAACATGCCATCAAGGTGAGACCTCAATAGCTTTAGTTCCTCATAACGCTGACGTAATGTCTTAACCATATAAGCTACCGCCACCACCTAGAGGTGAACGACCTTGCGTCTTCTTGCTCTGCTGTCTATTGCGTCGAGGAAGTACGCTGCCCATGCCGAACAACGCACCAGTCGATAGCTTCCGAGTCGGCGTCTTTGCTTTCGCAATTGGCTGACGTGCCGCGGGTGTGGGCGGGGGAGGCGGAGCTGGAGGCGGGGGTGGTGGAGGTGGACTTTTAGGTTTGCTGCCCATATTTAGATATACGTTTGAAAGTTTCCCACTTGTAAAATTTAAATGGAGAGTCGGTATTCATCTTGTGATACCTGCAAAATTGCACCCTGTCAAGCGGAAAAGGAGCAAGTTCTAAGAACTTAGCTACGGTGTAGCTTGGATTCCTGTGCGCGGCGTAGCATGCGTGCCAGTACATCCCCAGCTCATCTTCCCTGACCATTGCCAACAGGAGATAATCGGGACCGCCGAAAAAATATTTCTGCTCACCGTTCGGGGAGTTAACAATCTCCTTGAACAATAATTCGAAGTCATGCCCCTGTGTGTTATACAGGACGCAGGCTTCGTCATACATCGATAGTCTGTAATACTCACCAACTGAGGTTTTTGACTTGGTACTCATTTGTGCTCTTAGTTTTGCCGAAGCTAGGCTGCTTGAGCCCAACCGCTAATGTACGGAAGGCATCAGCCCCGTGGGAGTTCTTATCGTGGACGGGTGCCTTACGGAACACGCCACGCTGACTATCAAAATCTTTGTGGTAGCCCTTCAAAGCCTCGATCCCTGCGTAGCAGTCATTCTTGGAGAACCAGCATCGGTTCAGAATGTTACGTACGGCTTCGATACCATCAATGATCGACAGCTTTTTGACTGTCGTAAACTTGAGACCTAGGCTCCTAGCTGTCTCAAGCCGTGACTTACCAGTCCCCAGCTCGCGTACCTTAATGTCGTGCGGGGCGTAGTGCTTGCCGTAAGTCACATCCTTCTGGTTTGCCCACACATGTAAGTGCCTTGCGTAGTGGGGCAGACCCTCACCGCTGTTCTCGTAGTAGTTCACCACGCGGATCTCACTCTTGAACAGCTGGAAAAACCAAATGGTTGTGGCGTCATCCATACCCAAGTCCCACGCTGTGTGTACTGGGAGTATCGGATCTACCGCAATCGTCTCTACAACACGCTTCTCCTTGTAAGCCCTGTTGATCTGGGCACCGTAGTAGGCTCCCTCGACTGGCGTCTTGAACGAACACATATACTCCGACTGGAATCGGGCTTCGTTGTTCAGTTCGCTCCGTGCCTTACGGATCTCATCGGCGGCTATCGCCTTGGTGTCCTTGACTGACAGGTGGCTGCTGAACCAGCTGCCCTCAGACTGGGCTCGCAGAAGTAGCTTGTAGAAGTGATTCTCGCCACGAGGTGTTCCGTTGAACAACGCCCACCCTCCGTTCTCGGCAAGGATCGGGTTGATCAACTGCCACGCCGCAGGGTCGGAAATACTGTACTCCGAGAAGACCACGCCGACGGGGTTAGCACCAACCATCTTATCAGGGTCGTCAGACCCCATTAGTTGAATGACACTACCGTTCTTAAGGTGAATGCGCATCTCCTGCTCACTCTTCTTTTCAACTATCTCCTTGGGGAAGTAGTCAATAAACTTCTTACCCTCACCTGTCATACCATTCCAGACAATACGTCTGGCTTGG